AAGATAACGATATTTTCGTCAGTTCCTTCAATTAAGTCAGCGAGGTAGTCGAGTTTCGGCTGCGTGAGGGTTTGGCGTAACGCGTGAGCCAACGCTGGCGCGGAGTCGAGCAGGTCGCCTTCGGCGTTGCGGCGGTCCAGTATCGTTTTCATATATTCCTTTGGTCGTCCGAAGTCAACGCCTACGAATGTACGATCAGGCAAATCGAGTGCTTCTTTTTTGGTGAGTCGCTTTGAAATTGAGTTCCATTGCTTTGTCAACTCATCTTCGCGCCAATAGCCTTTGATTTCTGGAAATCCTTTGTAGGTTACGATGTCGCAATATCGTTGCTTGAAATCGGTGATGCCTTTGGTAAAGTTCCAGATTTTTGAGTAGTTCGCGAAATCAATCCAACCGTTTGGCAATGGTGTCGCTGACAATCCAAGCATAAAGGTTGCATCTTTGGCAGCCCAATAGACTGATTTGCCAATACCGCTTTGTGGATTCTTTGCGCGGTGGACCTCATCAAGGATAACTGCGTGTTGCTTGCCACCGAACTTTGGTGCGAATGAGTGCCAGATTGCTCGCTTACCTGCGAGGAATTGCTTTGCGCTAGGGTTTCGGCTGAACTTCTCGTATGAATAAATTGAGTATTCAGGCTCGTTACCGGCACCGAACCACTCAGTAATATCACGCTCCCAATCCTCGGTGCGGATTTTCGATGCAGGCGCAAGTATCAACAAGGGCGCGCCGAAGGCGTGTTCTTGGTAGTGAGCCAACGCCATAAACGTCTTACCTGTACCAGTATCAGCAGCCATAATTGACCGCTGCGGAAGGTCCGCCAGGTATCGCTTCTGATATTCGTACAGGTTAATCATAATAGTTTCTTTACTCGCTTATTTCGTTTAATAATTTTGCGCTTGCGTAATTGCTTTCGCATTGGTTTGCGCGGAATACCCTTGTCGCATTTTGCTGGTTGCATACTCATTTTAGAAACTCCCTATAAGTCCCATTGGTGTACATCGTCCAAGCTTCATATCCGTTACCCCATTGCTGGCGGTTTTGCCAAACACGATGCGCCACTTTTATATTTGTTGCTAAATCGTTTCGGTCCTCATCACTATTGTAATGCAGGCAGCCGACTTGTAATGCGCCATACGATCCGACACAAATCACTGAACCATCAGCGCGCTTATGCGTTTCGCTGGCAGTTTCATTATGTTTGAGAGGGTTGCAAGCCCGATTCTCTGCTTGGGCTATTGCTTGTACGATGTTCCAATTCCAATCGGAATACTTGGCAACTTCATTTTGCATAGCCTGGCAAGGTTCAATCGGTATAGTCGGGGGCAAACTTGCAACCTCTGTCGATGGTGCAGCCCCCTCTATTTTTTTACTTCAGTAGCCTGAGCGGTTGGCGTTACAGACTTGACGGCTGTATCGATTGCGCTTTGCTGCTTGCTTTGGAATGTCATACCACCGATAAAGGCGATGATTCCGGCGACCAAGATTGCGATTACGATATCTTTCGTGTGTTCGCCCTTGGTCTTATTGTAAACTTTGGCTGGTGCCTCTGTTACTGTTGATTGCTTTGACATTTTGAATGTCCTTCCCACCCGTTTAGGGTTGATGAGAGGCATATCGTCAATATATTCGATTGGATATTCAGCCAATGAACTCATGATTTACTACCCTCCTATTTTATGTTATTTGGTACTGGCGACTAACGGTTATTGTATAGCACTACAAATGTTAATTTCGCTAATCGCCAGTATGTAATAACTTGGTTGCCTGGCGGTGCGCTGTTCGCGTTTACCGTCCGCCGAGGCTCTAGCCTTCTTGGGCTATTCCGAACTCTGATATCGGGTAGACATTACAGCCTAGCCATTCCTCAAGTTCTTTCAATGATTTATATTGTACGCCGAGATTGCCTAGCCATTCCTTCGCTGCCTTGAGCGCAGCACGTTTAGCTTTGGCTTCCGTTTCACCGACTGCGTATATTTCGTAATCGGTCGGGACCACTGCGAGATATTTTGGATTAATCATTTTAAGCTTCCGCCTTGAGTTCGTTTATACGATCCCACAATTTGTCCCAATCGCCAGCGTTCGCGGTCCATTGTGCAAGCACTGGTCCATCTTCGGTGGTGTGAGTGATGGTGATAATTCCATCACTCAACTTAGCGACAAATTGCGCTGCGCCTCGTTCTTTTACCTGGTCCATATTATGCCTTTACCATTTCTGCCACCTGGCGACCGATTAAGTGAATGTAAGTTTTGAATACTTGGTCATCGCTGTACTTGTGTTCACGTTCGTGTTCAGTTTCCTGAAGCAACTCGCCCAAGAAATCACGCTGCTCACGGTAATATACTAGGAATGTTCCGCCCTCCGCCATGTATACGCCTTTTGCGTAGTCAGTTGGCATATAGTCAAAAGATTTCAACTGCTCTTTCAAATTAGCGAGGCGGTCATCTGTGTCCCAGCCTGCATCTTTATCAAAGTAGCTTAGTATATGTTCGTTAAGCTTTTGCTTTACTTCTTTAGTTGTAGTTCGTAGCATTTCAATGCTCTCCTTTACTTGAGTGCTTCAGTAATCGTTAGCGGTCCGATATATTGCTAGTAGCCCGTTAGTCTGCCGACTGTAGCCCGTTTAGCTAGGGATCGAACGGCTAATGATTACTGAAACATGGATTGTTAATTGGTAGGACCGTTGGACTGTAGCTGTTGAATCGATATGGTTGGGTGATTCGGTTGCTGTGTCGTTCGGTTCTGTTAATCACTATACAGGACGGATTATAAATTGTCAATAGTGATTTATAATCATTTATATAAATGGTGTGGGTACATATATAGGCAGGTGGAATGTAGACAGTTGTAGACACTTACAAGTGTCTACATTTTTATAAGAACATAAAATGGCGTGGGGTCAAATGCTTATCTGTTGGGTGGTTGTCTACAAACGGACGTTCCAACAGATAAAGCCATGTAGACACTTTGGGTATACCTATTCTTAAAATTAATTAATAGTATATTCGTTATTATTTTTAAAAGAACTTGAGCGTAACTGTCTACATTTAAAGCGCATATTATGACATGATCGTTATGCGCTTATGTATCAACAGGGGTCGTTAACGTCGCACAATATATGTTGTACGACACATGGGCTAGGGCTAACAGAGGTGAGGGCTAAGTGTCTACATGGTATGTATGTCAAGGCAGCAAGTGGGTGAGGGTGGTGGCAGGTAGAGGGAAGGGGTGGGGCAGGGCGCGAGGGCAAACGACAAAATAAAAAAGGGACAGGGGGGGGTAGGGGTATGCAGTGGGTCCGCACAGGTCTTATACGTCCCCCACGAAAACTTTTTCAAAAATCACCTATTTGACAAACCCCTGCATTATGGTAATGCTTGCATTTCCTATACCCCTCCACTACCATCAATTCAATGGGGCAGTTGACCGGCAGGCAAGTAAAGGCTTTCTATCCTTATCGTGGTACCACGACATCGAGGGTTCGACTCCCTCCTGCTCCACCATGTTGTATAATGAAATTGGTAAAGCTTCTGCCTACCACGCGAGGATATGGATTTGCTCCTTTCAATCGAACGTAACAGGAAAGTTAGTCGGGGTTTTTGGGTACATTTTTGACCGGCTATAATAACGGCTGACGTGTATCCTCGATTATGCTATTATGAATATATTGATAATCACTCGCCGGGGCTTTCGGTAAAGCAAAGGTGGTTATCCGAATACGGTCGCTTTGGTTCATACCCAAAGTCCGATGCCCACCTTTTCTTCGGGATTGGTGGGATTTTTCGTGTATAGTGGGTTTATGATTCATTTCATTTTAGTATTTATACGCAAGCCGTATTTCAGTGGTTGGTTGGGGCGAATGATTCGCACTCCGAAGCGTGGCTATTATGAAGCAAAAACTTATTGGGATATCTACAAGAGGGGGCAGTTATGATCGAGCGTGAACCAGATACAGAAAACGTCAGCTATATAGACGAGTATCCGCATATCACGGAACGCCTGCGACTCCGCCGCCTGGCACAGGCGCGACCGCTTGGACACGCCGCCGTTTTCGTGTTGCCTCTACCCCTCCGCGACAACCCCGACTTTCGTTCATTAATGGAAACGCCTCCGCAGGATTTACACTAGTCTAGTGTCATATATTGTTTTCCACACCCATATATAGGGGCTTGTCATAAGCTGTATCGTTGTTGTATATTGAAACAACAAGCAAAAAGTAAAGGCACAAAAGCGAGGGTAAACGCATGGCAAAAAGTCTTAGGGTATTGGAATTATTTTCAGGAACAGGTCATATCTCGAATGGCTTCAGGGCGAAAGGACACAAGGCTTATAAAGTAGACTGGTCCAAAGAACTCGATGCGAACCTTCATATGGATATCTCGAAGATGACCGCCCAAGACATTATTGATTTGTGTGGTGGTCGCCCTCACGTTATATGGGCGAGTCCCGATTGCACCACGTTTTCGATTGCCGCCACTGCGAAAGGTGGTGGACTTGTGCATCGCGAGTCAGGGACCTACGCACCTAAGACTGACTATGCTAAGTTCTGCGATATGCTCGATCAGCACGTCATCGATTTGATTGCTGAAGTGAAGCCGAAATATTGGTTCATCGAGAACCCTCGTGGCATGATGCGGAAGATGGATTTCATGATTAATATTGCCGACAAATTGCCTGGCACTGTTCGTCATACTGTAACGTATTGTCAGTATGGTGGTAAGTCAATGAAGCCGACTGATATCTGGACCAATCACCCCGACCCAAAGTTCAAGCCAATGTGCAAGAATGGGGACCCTTGCCACGCCTCTGCCCCACGCGGAAGTGGAAGCGTGATTCCAAATGGTGTTCGTTGGCAAGATATTCAGGGCGATGGAATGTACTCGCGCGCTATCGTCCGAGGCATTATGCCTGAGCGATTTATCAAGCATCTTGTGAAGATTTGTGAGTCGTAATTATGGGGAAAAGAATCCATATTACTGTTAAGAAAATCGTTCATCAGAAAGTCAGTTCTGATATCTTTGGCGATATGCCCCTCCGCGAAATTGAGCGCAGAACCGGCATCGATGTTGCGTATTTGAGCCGTGTCCGTTCGGGCAAATCACCTATCACCGAGGACAATCTGAAGAAGATTGCCAAGTGTGTGGAGGCGGCGAAAAATGAGTCGTAAGCCATCAGCAGAAATCATGCCAAAGGAGGTCGATGAGAACCTACCGATCAAGGCGAAAATGGCTCTTGCCCTGCAGGGTCGTACAAGGATTGCCCGATTTAAAGGGTCCGTTATTATTGAACGCGATGGCAAGTGGCACGAAATGTCAAGCGATTTATTTTCCGAGGCTTGCTATTTGCAGTTCGGATTCGGCATTAATAAGAGTCGCATCACTGACCTTGAACACCTGTTTCGCACAACTGCTCAGGACCTTTCGGACCGCGCTCATCTGATTGATTTTGGTGGTGCCGTTTGGAATATGAAGAAACTCGATTGGGACCAAGACATCGATCCTGCCGATTGTGTGTACCGAGTCGATTGGCAGCCGGTTGGAAGTGCCGAGCCTATTCCGTTTATCCTTGATTTGGCGAAGGGCGACATGGGTGTGTATCACGACATCATGCAATCGTGCGCGCCTATCATTATGGACAAAAAGCCGACTGGTGTAATCTGGTATTTAGGAGGTGGTGCTAATGGTAAGTCTACGCTCGTTCATTTGTTGTATCGAATCTTTAATTCATACCTTACTGAAATCACGGTCAAACAGTTGGAGGACGAGCGCGACACGCCTCAACTCAACGGCAAGCTGGCAAACATTTGTAAAGAATCCTCAGAAGGTTTCGTTGAAGATACGCGTACATACAAATCGATTGGGACACATGAGAACTTCGGTGTTCATAAGTTCCACTCACAAGACATGGTTCAAATTGAGGGTAATGTTCACCATATTTTTTCTGCAAATAATATTCCCACGTTCGGCGATAAAAGCTACGGGGCAAGGCGTAGGACCTTGGTTATCCCTTTTCAAAACCAGTTCAAGCCGGACGAAATGTTCGAGGAAAAAACATTCACCAACCAATTCATCGAACGATTCATCGCTGAACTAATTAAGTATGCACACCAGTTGAAGGACCAGAATTACGAATACGAGTTCTCGCCTACGACTATTGCGATGAAAGAGAAATACGATACTGATGCCAACACCGCGCAGACATACGCCGATGAATTGGTCGAGCAGGATATCAAGGCGTTCACCAATTACAATTCACTCCGAATGGATTACGAAAACTGGTGCCTCGATCATGGGTACAAGCCAAGCTCAATCAATGTACTCCGCCGAGCGATGGACGAAAAAGGCTTCGAGCGCAAGTCAGCTCGTGAGGAAGGTGGCAAGGTTGGTAAGATGTACGCGCTACCTGGCGAATACGAAATGGAAGTGGTCGGTGGTCGCGTAGGTATTTACCAACTCAAGGGTAGTGATGTTTCGATTGATAAGATTGGCGAAACCGAACGTCAGCAAGCATTGGGGGCATGGTAATGACTACCGAGGAAAAGAAGCAGGCATGGGAAAAGGACCAACGCCAATACAACTTCATTCGCATTTGGCAACGCCGGTATAATCATATGCTCGCGCGCCACGATGGTCGGGCTACCAATTCATCTAACGCCCAAGCCAAGGGGATTATGGAACGCGAGGCTTTCTTTGAGTGGTGCAAGGGATTCGACAACCTGAGTACGTTCATAGGACTATATTTCGATTGGGCTGCCGAGGGTTTCCCCTTGCACCTGGCGCCGTCCGTTGACCGAATCAATCCTGACCTTGGATATGTCGATGGTAATTTGCAGTGGCTATCCTTTGAGGAAAATTGCCGCAAGAATAATATTAACCCGATTAATCACAGTGGGGAAATCTGGTCATGAAAGAGAAGTACCGCAAAACTCCTTTCGGAACTATGCTCACTAACTATCGCTATCAGAAAAAGCTGATGGTTGATAAGGTCGTGCTTGCCATGAAAAAGAAACATGGCGCGGACCAGTACAAATATAATAATGAAGGCGATGAGTTCGAGGTCCGCGAAACCGCTGTTCATGCTCAGGACGGTTCGACCGTTATCAAAGTTGAGTTATGGCAACGCATCGATGTTGAGCGTGTTAAAATTAGCACAAGCGTGGTCGCTGAAAAAGTAGATGACGACCCGAAAGAAAAGGATACTAGTTGGTATGAGTAGTGAGGGTGATCGAGGCAAGCTAGGTAATTTCCTCCGTGAGGTTATCGATTGGGAATGGGACCAGTTCGTTGAGGCTGAAAAAGATGAGCAGTATTCTGGTTATCAATCTTCGGTCTTTGCTTTAGTGCGTTCTGCAGCCGAGCAAAAACTGCAAGCTATCAAGCTATCCATCGCCCGAATTGACGGTCAGGTAAAGACACCAATTAAAGTCGAGTACCCAAGCGTGTTCATGACGTTCCCCCTCGCCGAACGCAAAGCGCTGCCACCGCCGGAGGCGAAAGCCACCGCCCTTCTCGCCGACCCTGAGCCTTCTTCATTAAAAGAAATTGTAGCCTATCCTGAACCAGAAGAACCGCAGGAATCATTGGCAACGCTTACGCTTCGTGAAACTCTGGACCGTATGGCTGATGCACCTCGAAACATTCCACTCCTGATTGATGACCAACGTAAGCGTGTTGAGCAAGGGCGTTCGCTTGGTGATGCGAAGGTACCACTAGTTAAGTCGGTAATCTGCGCGCACCTCTTGATTCTTGCCAATGAGAAACACAACTTCGATGCTATCACTGAAATCTTTGACCAGATTGACGGTAAGCTTGTTGAAACGATTAAGCTCATGGGTGATATGCACCTCACGAGCTACGCACTTGAAGCACCGTTCGATGCGGTGAAAAACAAAGACGGTGTGTGGCAAATTGAAAAGCCAATCGTTTCAAACTTATGGGCGGAAAAGTTGGATCGTAAACGATAATGGAAAAGAAGGTCCAAGACAAATTGATTCGGTACCTCAAAAAAAAGAAGTGCTATGTTATCAAAACCAAGCCGGGACCTGGCACACCTGTTGGCTGTCCTGACGTTATTGCATTATATGAGGGGTGGTGGGGCGCGTTCGAGTGCAAGGCTTCAGCGAAATCTGCTTTTCAACCTCTGCAAAAAGAAACAATCGCCAAGCTTAATGACTGGTCAATGGCGGTTGTGGTACACCCTGATAACATAGACGAGGTAATTTCACAACTAGAAAAGATGTTGTAACCGTTATGTTTATGGTATCATTTAGATATACAAGAGGGAATCTAACGGAGGGTTATCATGGCATTAAACGCAACGCAAATACAATCGGCAGCGAAATCTGGACAACTTAATCAGGCTCAGTATGAGAAAGCTTTAGTTGAAAATAACATTCCGTTCCCTGCTCGAATTACTTGGGCGCAACTTCAGGGTGGTCCTGGCGCAGATGCAAACGGTGATGGTGGCGACACCCAAGTTGTTGCAACTGGTCCTGCAAAGCCTACGCTTAACCAAGCGGCAGTTGATGCAACTAACCAAGCTATCTCTAGTCTTGACGTTGAACGCGACACTGGCTATAAGAATATTGATGATTCGTTTGGTTCCCTCCTCTCTCGTTACAATAAAGAATCTGCTCAGAACGAAGCTGATTATGGTGAAGGTGTTGAAACTAACACTAATAACCTTTCAAAAAATAAGCAGAACGCTCTTGTTGCTGCTGCTCAAGGTCGCCGTGGACTTCGCGGTACGCTTGCCGCAATCGGTGCGCTATCAGGTGATGGTGGTGTTCTAGCGGATCGTGCAGTTACTACTTCAGCTAACCAAGATATTGGTGAGGCTGCCGACACGTTTGCCGGTAACGCTCAAACTCTTGATAAGTCAATCAAGAAAGCTCGCGATGAAGATGCTGACCGCCGAGCTGAAGCCGAAACAACCCGAACTAATCAACGTACTGCGCTTGAAGGTTCAATCGCTTCTAAGAGGCAAAACTACTTCCAGAAGCTTGCTGAAATCTTTGGTCAAGCTGACCGAACAGGTGAGGCAAATGCTAACTTGCAAGCGGCTGGTAATCTTAATAACGAGATTGCGAGCAAAACTCGTGTGGCTTCAACAGCCTTCGCACCACGTTCTGCCGCCTTCACTCCTGGCGACCTTGAAAGTTACCTTGCAGGTGCAGGTGATATGACTGTCGATGTTGCCGCTGGCGGACTCGGTGGTGATGCAACACCAACTTCAATCGTGGCTGGTCGCCGTAAAAAGGAAGATAAAGAACTAGCAACTGCGACCGCTTAACAAAACTAAAAAGGGGTCGTTTAGATGGCAAACATTTTTCAAAAGCTATTGTCGAAAGCAACATTCTGGGACCAGAATGATGACCGACAAGTTGCTCAAGAGGACGAAGAAGAAAAAAGGCGTAGGAACCTACTCGCTGTTTCTAATTCGTCTGTTCAACGTGCGCCAACTACAATCATGGGTACTGGTAATAAAAACCAGAACCAGTTTGATTTTTCTCAGCCTCTAACGAAGAATAGTCCTTCGACTCCTTTAATAGGTAGCCAATCACAATTTACGCTTGAAAAACCAAAGCCGGTCGCTCAGCCGGTTGTTTCTGATAAACAAAAAGAACTTGACCGCCTTGCTGCCGACAATCTCGACCAAGCTCGTGAGGAAGAAAACCAGAACTCTGACTGGCTTGAAAAACTTACCAACGGTAAGGCTATTGAAGAACGTGCTGTTTCAAAGGCGCGTAATCGTGCTACTACTCAGTATCAAGATAAGAATGGTTGGAATAACGACCCTGAAGTTACTGATTTCAATAAAGGTACAATGGACCGCCTTAATGTTGAGGGTAGTCGTATTCGCCAACAGGGTGAATCACTTGATAAGTTTTCAAAAGGAATGGATAAAGCAGGTGAGGTCCTTGGATATGTTCCTATTGCTGGTTCGGTCTTGAACCTCGGACTTGCTGGTACTGAACAGCTTGCCAAAGCAACAGGTAACGATGCCTATGCCGCTGACATTGGCGACCAACGCCTTCGCCTTGATGTTGGTATGGACCAAGAGGCATTTGACCAACTTGACCCTGAAACACAACAGAAACTTCGCAACCTGCAAAATCTTGGACTGGCATTATCACCACTCGACTTCCTCGGTGTGGGTGGACTTGCAAAATCTGGTGCTGTTGCCGCCGGTAAGAAAGCGGTTATCCAAGGTGTCAAAGAGGGCGCGGTTGATGCTGCGACCAAGGCAGCACTCAAGAAAGCTCTTATCGCTGAAGGTAAATCCGCAATCGCTCCTGCCATCGTAGGTGCTGGCGCGAGTACCGCCGGTCAGATTTATCTCGGTGGTACCGAGAACTTTGACCCGATGGAAGCACTCAAGACTGGACTACTTACCGCAGGTGCATCTAAAATCCTTCCGTTCCAATCGAAGAAAGCGGCACGAGGCAACCTCGATATTCCACAAGAAGCTGATGAAATCCCTATCCCTACCAACATTAAGGCTGGTGGTGAGTTTGGTGTTGAGGCTCTTAAAAAAGCCGATGAAGGCATTGATATTGAAACTCCTCAGTTGCCGGGTGCGAAACAAGCTGATGGTGAAGGTACTGAAATTGCGCCAGGCTTAAAGAGTCCAGACGACAAGCCAGTTGTTCCAACTCAAACAAGCGCGCCTGCTATCCCTGACCTTCCACCTGCAAATCTTCCAGAGATTGCAACAGCTCCTAACTTGAAGCCGAACCAACCTCAGGTCCCTGATGTTACTAATCCGATTGCACTCGCGAAAGCGAATGATGTTCCTGCCACTACTGTTGCAACTGCACAGGGCGGTGGAACTGAAGCACCGATGGCGGACTTCAGTAAAGCTATTAATGTTCCACTTCAGAAGGCTACTCCTGCTGAGGTTCAAACTCCTGTTGCTCAACCAACAGCAACCGACTTGGCTCAGGCAGCACAATCTGGCGACCTTCGACAATCAACTCGCACCGCGCCAGAAGATGCGCTTGGTAATGAGGCACTTCAAAGTGATGCTGCCGTTGTTGGTGATTTGATTGACCAAGGTATCGCACCGAATCGTCAGGCTAGTCCAGTCGCCACCTCTGAGGAAGCACTACAGATGGCTGCCGACAAAGCGGCTGATGCTGAAGTTGATATGGCTGCCCCTCGAACTCGCGCTGAGGCTGTTAGCCTTATTGATAATGATGCTGCCCGACTTGATGCCGCTGAAACATTCAAGGCGAAAGACACAACTAATATAGCTGAAACTCAAGCGGCTGCCACAACTGCGATTCGTGAACTCGATGATGCAAGTCTAGTATCTGCCTTCCGCGCTGAGCCTGAAATCAAAACACCTCAGCAATTCTTTGAAACGGTTGCCGCCGTTGAACGTCTTGGTCGCACCGATCCTAGCGATCCTGCTTCAGTGCGCGCACTTACCAATGCACTCGATGGACTTTCATCATTCTCAAGTCGTGCCGGTCGCGACCTCCGAATGGTAAAGGAGTTATTCGCAAATCTACCACCTGCTATGCGAAAGGAATACCTTGTTGACCGTATTGAAAGTAAGCTTGGTGTTGAGCTTCCTGATAACCAACGAACTGAATTGCTCGGTAAAATCACGGCTGCAGACAACACTCAAACCAAGATTAACGATATTACTGGTCGCCTCGAAGAAGCTCAGAAAAACATTGAGCTTGGTGTGCCAGTTGATGAGCGTGTCGTTACTAAGGACATCGAGGACCTTGGTAAGCTTCAAACTGTTCATGAATACCAACAGGGTGATGCGTTCCAGTATTCACAAGACTTGCTACAATCAGGCACCGCAGGCGCGAAGGTGGCGCAAGCCACCAAGACGGCTATGCTTTCCTCGCCTCTCCGCCGAACCGCTGACGTTATCAGTACGGGCATCACTTCCGCCTCAGACACGACTTCCAATGCCATTAGTGGTCTTATTGGTCGTGCCTTGAACAAGTTGCCAGGACAAGCAGGCAAGTTCCGTGAAACGCGTGGGGGCGACTATAAGGTACTCTCTGAGGGTAATAAAGAAGGATTCAAGGATACACTTACTTCACTCCGAACTGATGACCGTAAGGTTGATGACATCATGGGTGAACTTCAAAAGAACACTCGATCCGATGCAAACAATGCAGGACGTACCCGATTTGGTCGTTTTGTTGGTGATATGACCGAGGCAGCAACCAATATTACCCAAGGTCAGCGCGACCAACGCCTTCGTGAGTTGGCACGTCAAGAAGGTCAGAAGATGGGCTTGAAGGGCGATGACCTTGATTTGTACACTCAGATTACCGAGAAGATTCCAAATGAAATCCAAAAGCACGAGGCTTCACAATATCACCTCCGAACAAATAACTTGCACGACAATAAATTAAACACTGCTTTCCGTAGTGTTGCATCAGTTATTGAAAAGCAATTCCCTCAAGCAGGTCCAATCGTTACCGCTCTCACAGTACCATTCAAAAGCTATACTGCCGGTAACTTGAACCGTTTGTTCACTGATAAGACTGTTATTGGTAACGCTTATTCACTCGTACAATCTGCGCGCCGAGGCGATACGCAAGGTGTTGTTGATGCAATCGGTAAGGCAGCAGTCAACACTGGCGAAACGCTTGTGCTTGGTGCGATGCTTACTTCAGCAGGACTATTGAAAGATACGAACGACAATGGCGAAGATTGGTCTGGTCCATACCTACAAACGCCATTCGGTGATATTCCTGTTGGATTCTTCGGACCAACCGGCATGAATATGATTGTCGGACACAACCTGAGCAAGCTTGCTGATACCGATGATGTTGATGCTTTCGCAAATGACTTCGGTAAACAAGCTCTTGGATTCATGAATATCGAGGGTAGCCTTGGTGGTAATACTCCTATTCAGGAAGTGATTAGTGGACAGGGTGATGTTACTGACCGTCTTGTAAAGGCAGGAGGCGACACGCTTCGCCGTCCAATTCCTGCGTTCCTTGGCGACTTGAACGCACTTGGTAATACTATTTCAGGTCAGGATAAGGCTCTCACAAAGGCTACAAACGAAGATGGCACGACTGACTACATCAAGACTGAGGCGAACCGAACTATCGATAAGCTTGGGCTTAGCGCGCTTCTTGAGCGTGATGAAGGCAAGACTAGTCAGAATATCCTTGACCGAATTACTGGTGGTACTCACTCGAACGGTGAAACTGACGAGGCTGAAGCTCAACGCAATGTTCAACAGGATTTGAAGGACCTTGAAAAACAACTCAAGGGCGAGAAAGTTCCACTTGAAGAAGGTGAAATTGATGATGCGCTCGATGCCGGTGAATATGATTCTGCGATTAAGGGATTGCAATATAAGCTTGCCAAAGCTCAGAACGATCCTGAAGCAAAAAACAGTACCGTTGAGAAGGCAGAAGATGACCTCCTACAGGCTCAACTACGCAAAGAGGGTGTTCCAGTTACCGAAGAAGGCGTGAAGGCTCGTACAGAGTCAGGCGACTATTCTTCGGCGATTCTTGGCTCACGTTACCAGTTGCAAAAGCTTGAAGGCGACAAGGACGTTCCTGAAAGTAGCAAGCAAAAAATCCGTGATGATATCACTCGATTGCAAGTTACCGCAGGAGGCTCTTACCCTCCAAGCGTAATTGCTTTATACTCAGATACAAGCCAGAGTGAATGGCGCGCAATGGGTAATCCTGAAAGCGAAGATTACGACCCTGAGCTATACCAACTCCTTGCAGAGTATGATGGTAAGCTCACCGATAAGGGAGTAAGCAAAAGCTCAAAGGGTGGCGACAAAAACAAGTTCACCCCTAGTACAGGTGGCGGCGGACGTGGTGGTTCTAAAAAAGGATTCACAACCAGTATCGCATTACAGAAGTTCAGCGGTGATGGCTTTAGCCCTCAGAAATATCTGTCAGCAGATTTCGCTGAACCAAAGTCATCGATTCCAAAGCTTCAAAAAGTTGCGAATAACGATCAGTCAAAGAAAAAGAAAATCACTATCAGTAAGGGAGGTAGGTCATGACCAACGAAGAACGCGTAAATCAATTCGTCAAGGACGTTTATTTGGTACGCTTCAACCGTGTTATTGACCTCACTACCACTGGTGGTATTACTGAGATTGCTAAGACGTTAAGCTTCTGCCGTATGTTCCTCAATGAAATTGAGTCTGAAAAGAACCCTGATGGCACTCCTATCGATTGGGATTGGGCGCGCACTAACGACAATGACCTTGGTGTGATTGCCACACCTGGTCAAACATTCACTCTACCTACAACTGTTCGCCGTGTTGTAACTGACGAGGATCGACCACTTGTACTTATGTACGATGGCTCGATCATCAGTAAGTTCGATGTTGTTGAGGCGAATCAGATTACTCGCCGCCGTATGGACCCTGTTATCACGGACCGAGTAGCAACAGTAAAGCGCAACCTCGTTTTCTCACGACAATTTAAAGACTTTGAAATAGGTGCAACGGTCATGACCGACACCATCGAAAAACTCGTCCCATTGTCCCTGACTGACGTAAGTGTTCTCGATATGGTGCCATATCAATTATTGGTACTTGGCACCGCGAAGAACTCAGTTCGCCCTGACATCGTTCAAGGTGGATTGGCACCGTCATTCATCGAGCAGTATGCCGATGAGCTTGATAAAGCTATCGCTGAGAATAATGCCACCACTACGGCAGATTCCGCTGTTTACGATGACTTCAGCGGCATTGGGGGTGTTTACTAATGGCTGTACGAAATCCTGCGAAAATCCCAAAGAAGCAAATCGGTAGCGTAGACGTTACCGGCTTCTCTGGTGGTATGTACCTCAACGGCGAACAGAACGCCAAAGGCAACCAGATTGTCGATGGTCATGATGTCGAGATGACCGTTGATGGCTTTATCGTACCTCGCAAATCATTGACTCCTTGGCTACCTGATACCGTTCAGGACGGCTTTCAAATCTTCCCTGCTATCTGGAACAATGAAGTTTTGAACTTTACTGCCGATGATGGCAAGATTAAATACTGTAAAGATGGCGACACGACTTGGACTGATTGTGGTGGTGCAAACACTATTACAACTGGCGCTGGTGGCAAGCCAATTTTCCTCCGTATTCTTGACGTTTTACTTGTGCTTAATGGTGGCAACGGCGACAAGCTTTGTTACGTTCGATTAAGCGACAAGCAAGTTGTCAAGTACGCAGCAGTAGCGGACCCGACCACCGCCGTAACTATCGCGCCGACAGGCATCACCAACTCTGGCGCGTACAAAATCTACTACGGCTACACGTTTAGCTCAGCTACCGGCGAAACGAAAATCTCCTCGATTCTGACCTATACCATTAACAAGCCTCGCGACCAGTGGAAAGCAGATGGCTCTGAATACTTGACGATCACTCGACCGGCTGGAATCCCTGCCAATGCTACTAAATGGAACTTATACATCGCACTTGCCTCAACTGGCGGTACGATTCAAGATACCGATATGCTATTGCTTGCCGGTGGACTTGACCTTGCAACCGTTTCAGTTGTGGACAACGGCGCACTTGCAATCGATATTGGTCGTGGTAATCCACCTGCGGTAAACTCAACTGACGGTCCAAAAGTTAAGTATGGTATTGAAACGAATGGTCGCCCTGTTTTGTTCGGTGATGTTGATAATCCTCATAACGTCTGGATTGGTGGTGATGGCGACTTTGCCCTTGACTTCTCAAGCTCAAACGGTGGGTTCCGTTCCGAACCATCAAAGGGTACAAACTACTACCCTGCTTCTGTTATTGGCTTCCGTAACGGTCAAGGTATCCCAAGCCTTACAATCCTGTTCTCAAACACTCAGGGTCTTTCAAAGCAGGCTACGCTTGAACAGCAGACAATTAATTACGGTAATCAATCCTTCGTGGTATGGGGTGTTACTGAGCAGAACTACGGTGCCGCTGGCGTGGCTTCAAGCCTCGGTGTGGTCAACTATAAAGGTACGCTTAGTTTCCCTAGCGTGGACGGCTTTACATCGATGGACACTCAGCCTCAACTTCAGAACGTCATTGCGACCAAAGAAATCGATACTGACATCTCGCCTTACTCTGAACGTATCAAAGTCGAAGCACTTGATGAAATTGTGGGTACTGGTTGGGGCAACCGAGTTATGTGGATTGTTCCATCATACGGATTCGATACTCCGAATGAAATCCTTATCCGCGACCTGAACAACAATGGCGCATGGAACCCACCACTTCAGATTGCTGCGAGTTGGATTGGGACGGTATCACCTCCGAACAGTCCTGCCTTCGTATATATTCGCCAAGGTAAAAAGACATTCAAACTATTTGAATCTTTCGGTACAGTTGACTACCTGACTAGTGGCGCGCAACCATTTGGTACTTACGCAAAGGGCGCACTCATCGGTATCAATGAAGCACGAAACGGATACCAAGCTGTCGTGCAGGCTATGTTCTACCTCGTAGGATTGATTGGCAATATCCGAATCGGTGTGAACTATCGCGACCAAAACGGTGATATGCAAACAGCCTTTGAAGATGTTATCGGTCCAAAGTACACCCTATCGTCAGCAGGCGGTTGGTCTGACCCTCAATATACATGGGGTGGTTTTGCCGCACTGCCTTGGACTCCACCTGGACTGATCGATCCAAACGCCATTTCACTAGTGAGCGTTGACCGCCGTGTACCAGTTCCAATCAATGACCTCGCTTCTGAGGTACAATGGTACATAGAAACTGAGGTTGGCTATAACGACTATATGCTTCGCGTTGTATCATATGAAGGCGAGAATCTAGGAGTTAAGCCAGACTTGAGGTAGAATAAACACAAGGGGTAAAGGTATATTATGGAAGATGAAAGCACAGTAGCCACGAAAATGTATCCAGAAGTCGATGTAAGCGAGCTTATTGCTGATTGGCAAATAGCAAAACATTGGCGCGAAAACTTTACGAATGACTTTGTAAGTCTGGATAACTTGGCTGATGGTGTGCCTATCAACCATACGCCGGGTGCTGCTTACGTTGGCGACACTACGATTGCCGGACTTGTCCGCGCTATTCCTCGTGATTCACTTCAACAGCTTCCTATCTTTGCCGCTATCGTTAACGGTAGCAAAAAAACTGTTCAGGCATATTTTGCCAGTTGGATTCTTCGCAAGGGAGTATTCAATCAAGATACCTTTGGTAAGGGATTACTTTCCACTGCACAAATTGCTGCACAGCAAGCCTTGACTCACGGCTACGCACCTGCGATGACCGCGACAGGATCGATGTTTGACGAGTTCGGTACTACCATGCGTGTACTGCATTATTCTGACCTCGACCCTGAGCCAGGTATCCAAGATTTTAATGAGGCTGGACACTTCTATGCCGTTGCCAATTTGACCAAAACTCGCGTTCGCAAGATTCGTGATGCTGCAATGGCAAACCCAAACACTACTTGGAATGTACCTGCACTCAACAAACTGCTTGAACAGGACCCTAAGGGTAACAATTATTCTATTTACCAATCTGACCCGAACCAGAAAAAGGCTAGCGAAAACTCGCCTACTTTCCCATTCGTTACGAAACTTGATGTCGGACGTGGCGCGAAGTTCACAACCTTCTGTCCTCAGATTGAAGATGAAGCATTGCGCGTAATCGAGAACCGTTCAAAGTTTGGATTCCCTCGTATCCAAGCACTCGTTATTGACCCTGCGGCACTCTCACCTTTCGGTGTTTCTCGTGTCCGTCTTGCCTCACCTTGGCAGAACTTGATGAACGCCTTTCTACAGAACATTACTTCAATGCTTCTATTGAATAGCAAGCCACCTATCCTCAAGCGTGGTCGCTTCACTAAGCCAGTTCAGCTCAAACAAGGTGCTGTTTGGGAAGCTCAGGACATGAACGCGAAGGCTGAACTAATCACCCTCGACAACGGCGCGCTAGCGCAGTTCGTGCCGTTCGCTCAGCAGATGGCTTCGCAAATCCAGAACATCATGGGTATGCCAACCGGCACCGTGAATGGGAACAGCAACGCCTTCGGCTTCAGCAAAACGGCGCCGGGCGTAAAGATGCAGGAACGCTTCCAGAACTCGTCCCTTACTCAGATTACTAACATCGTAGAGAACTTCCTCCGCCAATACGCATTGGTGGCACTCGACACCTATATTTGTGAGCAAATGGGTGAACAGACAGTTATCGTTGACGATGAGTGTAAAGATGCAATCAACCGCCTAGCCGAAAGCAATTTCGTTGATGGTCAAATCGATCCTGAAACTCAACAGCCAATCACCTTCGTTCCACCTATTGGTGAAGATAACCGATTCACAATTAATTGGGACGACTTCTATCGCGGTAAAGTTGAAATGGACGAACTCGGTGCGCCTGTTCTTGATGCTAACGGTAAAGAAAAGCGCAAGGGTGGTATCGAAACACTTAGCGTTGAAATCGAACTCAGCATTGCTAAGGACGAACTTGACGAGAAGAAACGTGGCGACCTTCAAGATATGCTTACTGTATTCATGCAAAACTCTGACGGCAATCCTGCTATGCAACGCAAGGTTGGTGAGCTTACTGATATGCTTCTTGAGAAAACTGTACCTGATAGCAAGCGACTTCCATTCGATGCAACAGTACGACCTGAGCAACCTGTCGAAACACAAGTTTCTGACCAAGTTACCCAAAACTCTATGGGTGCTTAATAGTTGACAATACAATTCGGTTACGTTATATTTGGATTATAACCAAAGCAAAGGGGTAAGTATGACGGGACCAAGTGGCGAAGATATAGGTTATCGTAGCCCGATAGACAATACACCAGTAACGGTGCCTGACGAGGATTCTGATAATTTCTCTACGCTTGTTGATGTCTACCGTAAGTTCAAGCAGGAAATCAAAGACCTTGAACATACTAACGCTTTTGATATTCTTAAACTCAAAGATGAAGATGAGGCTGCAAAGCTTCTACTTCGCCAAATCGCAGGCAAACAAGAGGCATATCGTATTGTTATGCCTCTATTCCTGCAACTGGAATCTGCGGTTCAAGATGTTAAAAAAGCAAACGGAGGGGAATAATGGAAGAAAATAATAACGGTGAACAGACTCAGGTTCAAGAACAAGTTGATAATTGGGGCGATGCTGAAGCTGAGTTCCTTGCTGATAAAGGAGTAAAAGCTGATGACCAAGCCGACAAGTCAGAAAAAACAGGCGAAGAAACTCAAACGCAGGCGACTGATTCTGAAGGAAAAAAATCAGATGAGGAACAAGGGGCTGGTGATGATTCCAAAAAGGGTGCTGGAAGCGAGGAAAAAACTGACCCAAACGATGACGAAAACTTAGAACAGCAAAACGATAACTCAGCTCAAAATGATGCTGCCAACTATCGTAAGGTTCAAAAAGAAATCGAAGCCGACAATGAAGCTATGCAGGCTGATGTCAAAAAGGAATTATACCCTGAGTGGTCTGATGATATCCTCGATGCTGATGGCGACCCTATCAAGACACCACGCGATGTCATGGGACTCACTAACCCTGCTACTGGCAAGCGTTTCACTGAGGAAGAAGCTACCGCCTGGCTCTTTGCTGCTCAGAAGCACAAGGACCAACAGCGCGCTGAGATGCAGGAACGTGTCGCCCAAGTATCAGATGTTATGATCGAGCAACGCGACCAAGCTGACCAGGTAAAAAGTAAGTACGGTGAACTGCTTGCCAAGCTTCCTGAGCTTCGCAAGGAAATATTCGCCGACTACAAGGCAACTCTTGTTGTCGATAAAGAAACTGGACTCATTACAAATGCGCCGGTATCAATGTATAAGTTCTTTGAACGTGCGCTTCGTCCTTACGAGCAGTATGTCAAACAAATCCAGTCTGAGGCTACCACTAAAAAGGCAACTCAAACTGATGCTGAGCGCAAGCAGACTCATCAGGACCGTGAAGATATCCACTCCGCAAGTGGTGGCAGTATCACCGATCCTGAAGAAGAAGGTTGGGCGAAGGCTGCTAAAGAATATTACGAAGGTTAATGGAGGAACTATTATGTCAAGTCAATTATTTGCAGATGGTAAAGTAATCAATGTCGATGGCGTTGAGCTAGAGTGTGTTGCTGTTAGCTATCAAGAGAACCTTGAAGGCGAAAAGCAAAACTTTGGCTATACGTTCCGCGTAAAGTCCGAGCTTGATGATGAGCGTGAAGCCGCTCGCCAAGCTGAAGAAGCATTAAAAGAATCCGAAGGGGAGGAATAAATCATGGCACAAAATGATGGTCGCATACTGTTAAGTAAAGAAGAAGCTCAGCGTAAGGCTGACGAAAAAGCAAGTGTAATTGGTATTACATTTGAACGCATGACCGATGGTATACTCGAAACTCGTGTTGCAAGTTCCGTTGAACACATCGCAGCATTTTTCAACTCAAGCGATGAAGGTCCTAATGCCAAGAACAAGCAAGACTTCGGTTGGCGTTTAGCTCCTGAAGATTTGATTGAACTTGAAGATATCAAGAACGATCCAAGCGTTATGGAACGTATCGCTGCCGTATATCAAATCCCTGCTGAAGATGTAGCTGATTACAATGTACTCAAATACATGGCTTCAAAGCGATTTAAAACTGCCGCTGTTGATACTCGAACCGAAGAACGTGATTACGAAAGTGATTATGCAAAGCGTGTTCGTCAAGCTCGTGAAGGTAAATCTTCTACCCCTGTAAAGAAAGCTGAGCCAAAAACTCCTGCCGCTAAAAAGGGTGATAGCGCAAAAACTGATAATAAAGTCAAGACAGAAACAGACAAACCTGTTGCAAAATCAGACAAAAAGCCTGATAATGAAGGTAAAGATAAGCAATAACAGGGGGTAACTCATGCAGCCGGGACAATCATCAGGATCGAAAACAGGTAGTATTACTACTCAAAACTTAGTCCCGGCTGGTGTAGCTACTGCAAACTCTGCCGTTGAGATTGAACTTGGCGGTGCTTATAACACTTTAGGTATTCAGGTACTTGGCACATACACTGGCGCATTGTCAGTTCAATTTAGCGTTGATGGTGTAACTTGGGTAACGGTTGGTGGCACTGTTGTAGGTAACTCGATTGAAGATATTTCTGTCGGTACTGCACTTGCTACTATTGTTTCAGCGGCACAAGGCGTTCGCCGAATCCGTTGTGCTGGTATGCTTAAAGCGCGTGTTACTGCACTTGCTGCCGTTACCGGCGCTGCAAACATATCATTAGTAGCAACTAATTAATTTGGAGGTCATATCATGGCAACAGAACAATTCGATCCAGTAGCCGCAGGGCAAGCTGAAGCAAAGAAAAACTCAAAAGGCGTTCGCGCTGAAGTTGAGAAAAATGAAGCAGTAATCGGTAGTAATATTTCCGATGCTCAAAAACTTGCGAAGAAGAACGCCAAGCTTGACGACTCTCGCCGAGGCGAAGCAAAGATGGTCCCTCAAGATGTTGGTACATCTGAGCGAGATATCCCTGAAGGTGCGCCTGTTACAGACGAACCTAAAGAAAGTAAGACTGACGAGAAGAAAGCCAGTTCTAAAAACGCTAATGTGAAAAAGGATTTGCCTGATACTAAAAAGCGTCAAAACACTGACAAGGATTCTGCAACTCCTTCACCTTCATCGACTAAAAGCCCGAAGGAAACTCCGGTTAGTAAGACGGCTGATAAAAAGTAGTTTCGATCATATCTGACTCGTAAGTGTCATCTTGAGAAGCCTGCGTAACATACATTACGCAGGTTTTTTCGTCAAACTCTTGCTCGATAGCGCAGTACATATACTTAACAGTATCGGCTGCGTGGCTTTCCGTTTTGTGTTCAGGTCCCATATAGTCGCCGGTAAGGTTGTTGTACTTTCGCTTGTATAAGTATAGCTTTCGGATAAGCTCAGCACAGGTAGGTTGGTGAACTGTCGATTTGGCGACACCATTGATGGCTCGGTTGATACCATCTTCCTTCGGCTCACGGCGAAGCAGTGAGCTGTTCGTAAGCCCCATGTCGCGAATCTTCTCGATACGAGCAATGGCATCGCTGTCGCGGACCGCGCCATCGTGAGGGAAGAAATGCCACGCATAATTATATGGCTTCGCCTGCACGAACTTAACGTGGCTCTCGTTTTTCAGGTTGTGGCTTTCGTAGTAGTCGATGATTGCTGTCTTTACTTGTCCTGTTCGGTTCAGGTAATGCTGAAAGAATACGATAGCGGTGCTATCTGACATACCAAGGTCCCATGCCGTGTAAACAGGGTAGTCGGGATTGTATGGGTGGATACCGATACGCTCTTTTTCTTCCATGAGTTTGAGTACCTGACCGTAGTAAGAGGTGCTTGAGGCTTGACCCCAATTACACATGAACTCTTGCTGGAACCAGAAATCATTACCATTTTTAGCAATAGTGTCTTGGCGGATACGTTCAAGTGTTTCTTCACTCAAGTATTCTTTGGCGGTAATAAGGCTTGCGTACTCACTCTTGTCGCCAGTCGCCCAATTCTCTAGCGCACGATCATACATAATCTTGAAGGTACCACCACTGATACCGTCAATCTTTGGTGTGCTTTGAATGATAACCTGACCACCGTTTACTTCGATAATCGGAATGACCACATCGTAAGCGGCACTATCGATGTCCACAAACTCAGAAAAGATATAAAGTTTACCGTTGGCACCACGAAGCGCGTCAGGGTCTTTCGTACCAAGGACCTGAAAGGTTGAACCGTTAATCAGTCGGATAAGCATTTCATCATCACGCTTACTCGCGATTAGTTCCTCTGGAATTGCATCGAGGGTTTTAAATCCATCGTTCTCAATGTTATTCCAAAAGGACTTTCGCCCCTGTTCTTTGGTAGGGAAAACAAGCACTACGTTCATCGGTGCTTCAACCATCTTATTTACGGCATAGGTAAATGCCGTCTTATCCTTGCCACCACGCCGGGACCAACACCAAACTGCCAGGCGGATACCTGACTCTAATGCTCGAAGTGCCTCTGCTTGGTACCACCTCGGTTTGAAGTTTACTGGTATCTGCATACTATAATATTAGCATAATTGCTATTGCTTTTATTGTTGACTTTATTCTATACTTGGGATAGCAAAGGGTATTCGATTGATAATTTAATATAGACCTTGGAGGTTTTTGATGGCTTACGGTACTAAAACAGCCAACGTCATGGACATTCCACTTAGCGTTAGCTCAGTGTTTGCCCCATACGTTAGCGACAACGGTTACACAGCAGTCGATGTAAACAGTATTCGCGTACTGAGCATCGCAAACGGTTCACTTGCAGACTACGATGAAGGTTCAGCTACGGCTCCTTTCGGCGCGGCTTCGCTTGTTGTTCCAGCCGAGCAACTTCTTACACTTGCTTACAACAAGAGTATGTTGCTCCGCGTTCAGAAAACTCAGATTCAAGATCAGCCAATCGCTGACTTCAGCAAGAAAGTTGCTTTGCAACAAGCTGATGAAGTGTTCGTTCCATCTCACGATGCGTACTCACTTGGTAAGTTGCTTGCAGCTCGTCCAGGTGGTAACAAAGTCGTGTTCGATGCCAACGCTGGTACAAACGACCTGAAGTTACAGTTCTCTCGCACGATTGACAAAGTTAAGACTGGTGGTGGTTCTATCAACAGTATCCTCGCGTGGGTTGGTTACGATATTGCTTCGCAAGTTCGTGCGCTTATCAACTACGGTGGTTCTGAAGCTGGATACACTGACGGCAAAAACGGTTTCCTTGGTAAACTAGCCGGTGCGAAGGTTATCGAAGCACCAGATGCTTACCTTGGTACAGGTGTCTATGTTCTAGCCGCTGACAAACGAGCAATCGTTAACGTCAAGCCAAAGATGGACCCTAAGGGCGATGGTGTGGTTGTTATCGAGAAAGTCCCTGGCTTCTCTGGTATCGAAATCCAACTTCGCGACCGAGGCGACACCTTCGTTCTTACGAAGAAAGCTCGTGCAGTTGCATCACTGGAAAACGACTGATCCTAGTGAAATCAGTAAAAGAGATGAGGGGTTCGCCCCTCTCTTTTTTATTATGCTTTTGCTAACACTTTTATGCTACAATAACAAGTAGAAATATAGAGGGGAATAAACACTTATGGATTTACAACATCTTCGGGCAAGTGATGGTACAGGTGAAGCGGTCCTCGCTCACATTCAAACTGTTCGCAACCCTGGCTCTACCGTTCTCGACTTGGATAACGTAGACAACTGGAATACTAAAGCGGTCATCATCACTGGTACCCCTGCTGCCAACGGCTTTGTTTCCCCTGTCGGTATGAAAGTTATGTATGGTCATATTACTGCCGGTGATTTCATCATTGATGGATACGCACCTGGCTATGTCGATAACGGAAACACCACCGCTGAAGTTGCAATCGTAAAGATGACTACTTCATGGGCTGACACTCTTATTACTTTGCTCGGCAACTCACTTGGCGATGATGGATTCCTAAAGGTTACTTCCCTCGACAAGTTCTTCAAGCCACCTGAACTTATTGGTAATTTCATTTCAAGTGGTGGTATCATCGCCCTATCTGCCGGACTCATTGGCACCTTCTCGAATATTGTTTATTACATTTCGGGACTTCGCTACACTAAAACTGCTGTCGCGAACAAAACTTATACTGCTTCAAAGGATACCTACGTTGACATCAACGCCGCAGGCACCATCACCTATGTCGAAGTAGCGAACGGTGCGACCACAGGCATGACCCTCACCGCAGGCAGTGTCCGTGTTGCCAAGGTTGTTACGAGCGGCGCAGCAATCACATCTGTCGTGCAACTCGGACTCGATCCGCTTTTCAATAGCATCTATCCTAATGGTCCTGTATCGCCAGCGCAAATTAATACCAATGCTCTTTATAGCGATTCTTATAACGCAACTGGTCAAGCGGCTGCCGGTGAGTTTAGCTCACCAACTCGAAAGACTTTCGATGTTTCTTCTATCCCAACTGGACACCTGTTCTTCGTCTATGCACGAAACTATGCAGGAGATGGTGCTGGACAAAGGAACGTAAACGTTTCTTGTAACTACAATGGTAACGCTTACGGTCAGGACATTATGTCTCAGTATCACCAAGGTGCTACTGTTTCACAAGTATATACAAAGCTTGCAGGGGTAAACTCTTGTACAGTACAAATGGGTGGTAGTGCCGCTAGCCAAGGCTGGAACGCAACACTTCAACAATTGAACTAGGGGGCTTATGACGACTATCGAAAAACAGATTCAAAAGGCGCGACCACTGCTTAAAACGGTTACGCCTTTAGCGCACTGGATTATTACAATCTTCGCGTACTTCAATATCCTTTTGGGTATCTCGCTTTTCTTCGCTGTCGATCAGTCAAAGATTACCGCCTCACTTATCATCGTGAATGATATATTCAGCTACCGCTTTTGGGGTGTTATATTTATCGCCATTGGTGTGCTGAAAATCTTTGCACTCAAGACAAATAATTGGGACCTCAGTAGAAAAAGCCTACTCGTAGGGGTGAGCATCAAGGCAGCGTGGGCGTTAGCTTTGGTGGTCCGTAGTCTTACCAGTCCCGGCACATGGCTTGTTACTATTATCTGGTTGGCACTTGCCTCAATCCAAATAGTTACATTCATATTCTTCATGCCACCAGCAATAGCAACAAACAAACAGGAAACAAAACAGTGAGTGAAGCAGTCCAAATAGCAATTATCTCTATGATAGGCGGTATAGCAATCGCCTATATTACTAATGTTGTTGCCAAAAAAGTTCAAGAAAAAAAGGCTGAAAAGCAACCAAAGGATCGCATGGAACAAATGTTTGATGGCTATGAACGCCTCATCAAACAAATGGCATCTGAAGATGAGCGCAAAGCTACCATCATTCGGGACCAGCAAAAAGAGATTGTCGAAATGAAGCAAAAGCTTAATGACATGGAAGATAATCTCGCTGCCGCCCAAGAAGATTTAATTAAATCCCACGAATCAAAGAAGTTACTTACCAAAGAACTTGACAAAATGCGCCGTGAATACACCAGTACGAAATAGTGGTATAATCGAAGCATAAGCAAGGAGGCGTTTATGTCAGAGGTACAATCAGATATCAGCAAGGAAGCTAAGAAGGCTTTTGTTCCAGAACCACCGGCTGAGGTTCATGATGGCGAGAACTAAACAAGAAGTTCGGGTGTTCCTCGACCTTTTAATCAATACCATTGTCGTCAACAAGCCTGATCGTGATTACGATGGTCAGTGCGTTACTCTTATTAAGGCGTTGCTTGAGTTCCTTGGCGTGAACGAGCCGTATCGTGGTCGTGGCAATGCTAAAGACGTAGGCAACGCCCTGCTTCGCGAGGGCATTGCTAGTGAAGGCAAGGGCTGGCTCACCGTTGTCATCAACAAAGACATGGGACTTATCCAAGGTGTGCGCTACGGTCATATCTGGCTCGACCTTGCCGGTGAAGCTAACTATGAAAGCAACGGTAATCGTGCGCTGTACGTTACCAAAAACACACGACCAATCACTCAGGGTCAGCAATTTGTGAACTTAGATAAATATATAGGGGAGGAAAAGAAAGTGGAAATATTTACTGAACAGGCACGAGTCGATATCAATGTCATTCTCTTTGGATACGACAAGGGTTGGTTCAAGGGATTCATCGGCGGCGAATATAAGACTGCCATCTATGCTATTAAAAGCAGTCCTGAATATCGGGCTGAGCAGTTCGTCAACAAGGGCGACCTGACTAATTACCTCGGACGTATCCCTACCGAAAACGAGTGTGCTGAGTTCCAGATTACACTTGGCGAAGGTGTGGACCGAGCGTTGCCAGGGCGAGGCGTTACCCATAAGGATACCGTTTACAACCTAATGAAAACTGGTCGCTTTGTTGTGAGCAATAAGTCTGCCGAGCTAACGAAGCAACTCGGCGAAGCCAACGCGACCATCGGGACGTTGCGTACTCAAATAGAAGAACTCTCGAAGCGACCTACCGCCGAAACGGTAGCGCAGATTCAAGCCACCCTTAAAGAGGCTGAAGATCGAGCGGCTGAAAACGCTGCCAAGCTCAAGCAGTATCAAGACGAAGATGCCGCGACCGAAGGTGTTATAATGAAATGGTTAAAAGGTTTATTCAAACTAGGAGGTAAATAGTATGGAAATATTCACACAAGCAACCGCGCTCGCTGTCGTGGCAGTCGTGGTACTAACTGAGCTATTAAAGCTCGTGCCAGTAGCATTTACAAGTAAGTATCCTGCATGGGTGAACGGTATTTTATCGGTTATCGCAGCAATCATCGTAGTCGCACCATCGTTCACGTTTGTGAGCATCGCGCAACTGCTTGGAACAGCATTGCTCATCGCAGTAGTGGCGGCAATCACTTACAACCAGTTCACAAGCAAATTAAAAGGCGGAAACGAACGGGTATGAACCCATCTTACGCGTAAATAGTTAATGTCGCACAATATAAAAAGCCCTACGGTGTGTGGGGCTTTTTACTTTTATTATACGCCTTGACTGAAGCTTTTATTTTATCCTCAGAAGGTAGAGTTTCAAAATATAATTTGAACTTATCGAGGTTAGATCGTCCGATTGGCTTGCGCCTTTTCTTTCAACTCATGCTTATATTATACCACCAATAAAAATAGAGTAGCCTCGCGACTACTCTATCTCACCAACCCCTTGGAACCCAACCCCACTGCTGACATTATACCACTAGCGTTTTGATTTGGGAATCTTTCGCTTTGTTAGTGGGTTGAACGTGCGTTGGCTCCTCATATCATAGAACGAGGTGCCGCCACATTCACATATCTCACCAGTCGTCTGTATCATGCGCTCCTTGCTTCCAGTGAAGTAATGAGGCTTATGACAGCTCGAACATATAGCTACGAGCGCGTAGCGTTCCTCTGGCGTTGTGTGGTCCATCTCATCGGTAGTTGGACTAGTATACTCAGGTGTGTCGGCAAACCAATCGTCCATAGATTATTTTTTTCAGAAATTGCTATGTTGTAGAAACTACAACTAGCCTTCTCCGCCGGACTGCATACCTTCTTCGTGGGTAACGTCCTTGATAACCTTCCATGATTGCTCAAAAGCTTTTTGGTTTGCATAGTGCCGCTCACTATCAGGATATTTCTTGTTGCCATATCCATGAATGTGGGCGATTTTCACACGTTTCTGACCAAAGCGACCAACCTTCACTTCAATAAGATAATTCTTGTTGCTAGTGTAGTATTTGTTTTTGTCGCTCGCTTTGTATCGGGCGTACAGATAAAATGTATTGTCGAGCATAGTCCCCTCCTTAGGTTCCGCAGATTGTGCAATCCCACATATCGCAGTGTTTCTTATGTTTTTCGATTTCTTCCTCGGTCATACCCTAACCCCCTTAATGAGAAGGGACCCCAATTAATGAGGTCCCTGCAAGCAAAGGCTGTTTTCAACTGGCGTAACCAGTATCAACACTCATTATTATATATTACTTTTCAAGTTTTTCTTGGTCTTTGAACTGTTGCTCACCCCAACGCTTCTCAGCGTTCTCTGGTAGCGAGTAGAACAAGTACGTTTCAGTAACTTTTTCACCGTTTTCATCTTCGCTTACGTCTTTGATTTCGTAAGTGGTGATAATTTTTTGGCGAAGCATATATCGGACTGCAATCATGACATCGAGTGGGGAATAACCGCTAACGTATTCAGCGTAGAAGTTTTCCTCAGGATCGGCTTCAGATTCAGCAAGCTTTGACAGAACGTAAGGTGTTACAGTGGTCAAGTGTTCGATTGTTGCATCGAATACCCACTCGTCTGGCACCTTGAGAACATCAACCTTGCCACTCTTTTTATCGATGAATAGGTAGCCTTCATCTTGTGCGCGCCAACACGCTGCGTTGAAATCAATCGGTCCCATTTGCGTGAAGGTTTTTGCGAGGCTTCGGATATCAGTGCTATCGATTTCATCATCGAGGTACTTGAACTTACTTTCGCTCGCGATGAATACAACGCGCATAACATCGTGAAGTAATTTTCCTTGTAATTCTGGCTTTGACATGGTTCCTCCTTTAGAATCCAAAGTTATTTTTCTCTGTTGCCGCTTGCGCTGCCTCTGCCCCTTCGGGTAGAACATCAGCAAAGTTGAACAGTTCGTCATCACTGAACTCAGCAGTTACAAGCTTTTCCTGTAGTGCTAGCTCAAGATACTCGAAGAACTCAGTGTCAGGTAGGACCCGAATCACCTTGAACTTCTTGGTGGCAAGGTTGCCTGCGATGTAATCACACCACTTACGCCCTGAGGCGAATAGCTGACCTTGGATTTGCTTCCAGTGCTTATCAGGCACACCATCTACCAATACATCGGCAAATGAGTTATCCTTTAACACCTTGGCTTCAACGATACCTTCATCATTCACGCCACCATCAGGTGAGGCGAGGAAGTGTTCGTTGAACCATGCGCCCACCGGCACAACGGTAACGCCCTTTTCCTTCTCATATTGACGAAGTAGGAAATCTTCAAAGTCGATACCGTCCTGCATTGCGCTGTTCACATAATGCTCGAAGGCAACGCCGAACTTTCGCTCGAAGATTAGCTCTTTCTCATAATCGAGGCGAGCCTTGAGCGGTTTCCCTGCGCCGGTCTTAGCTTTGCTGACCGCCAGCCAGTCCACGAGTCGCGAAGCCGTAGGCTTGCCGAGTCGTAGATCGTACCAAGGTTTTGTGCGCTGCTCGCCTGCAAAATACTCGAACTTCATTACTGAACCTCCTCATATTTCTGTGCGAACACTTCAGGGTCGCAAGGGTAAAACTCACCCTTAGTACCTTTGATAATCCATTGACCGGGGTAAACACTAATCCAACTACTATGGAGGTCATCAAATACCCCACCGATTGCATCATCTTCACGGTCCGCTGGTTCGGTATAGTCAACCTTGCCGTTAGCCCATGCGACAACATCTGGCGCATCTTCTTCGGTAAAGCGCATTGCTTCTACCACTGTAGGAATCGAACGATATTTCTTAGGTTCCATACTATTTAATCTCACTTATCTGCATGGTGCCAGGGAACTCTTTACCGCTGTCGTCATCGAAATGACCAACAACTGTAGGGTTGCCGCTTGCATCTACCTTAACGATAGTGCCATGCTTGTACACACCTGAGCCGGTACCAGTGTAAGGGACCAGAGTGTATTTCGCTTCGTTTGATATTGTTAATGGTTTTTCATTCATGCCAATGTTCCTTCCTATATTAATGCTAAAGAACACGAGTGCCGCCAGCACTGCCACCAATAAGATGACGGTGCCGACTATGTTGCCTTTGCTTGCACTCATAATTAGAATCCGAACGGTTGTTCTTCGGTGCTGACTGGTTCGCCAGTTACCTTAGATTCACCGCTTCCGACTGTAACAGTCTTTGGCTTAGGTTCGTATCCAGTAAGGTTTTTGTCAAAGCTCTTACGAACAGTACCCTTTTCATCGGTGTATGTTCGGGTGTCGCTCTCATAGATCGAGAACCAAGCTTCTTTGCCAGGTAGCATTTTCTGGCAAGCTTTTTCGAGTTCTTCAGTGCCTTTGATAGCATTGAACTTCTCGCGAACGCCATCTTTTTTATCTTCAGGTGCATTGTGAACAAAGATTGCTCGGAGGGTGCTGAAGCTAAAGCCTCGTGCGCCTTCAGAGTGGAACCATAGGCGAACCTTGTCAGTCTTTTCCCCATTGTCAGGATCGACTACGGTGATTTCCGCAAACTCTTTTTCGTCTTTATCTTCAGTGAATCCAAACTCGATGCTCGAAATCTGGACCTTATGGACACCTTGCTCGAAGTAATTAAATGATTTTTCTTCTTTTTCAGTGTCGCTAAATGTTGCTCGTTGTGCCATGATATGACTCCTTCTTATTTGCTCAGGTGTAGTGGGGGAGAGGGCTATTTATCCTAGTTGATGGTACTAAACTAATCAACCAAGGGAACGCCTGCAAGGTTTAACGTAACCTTACCAACAAGTACCTCCCCCACACTACACCCGAATTATTAATTTACTTTATCGACCTTGGGCTTTCCCGACTTTGACTTTCTTCTTGGGAAGCTCCCAACCGATTGCCGTCAGAAAATCCTCGATCTCACCATATTCAACTTTGCCCGCCATGACTTCACGTTTGTGAATCAGTTGAGCAGAGTGCTTCTCACCATCATACGCCGCGATAACTTGCGCGTCCATGAAGCGAGTAACGTAACGGATATTTTTCAATTCACTGGCGAGTATGATCGATCCGCTCACATCGTCCATCTGACGTTTCGTGTAGCTGAGTACGATAACATTCTTCTTCATGCCAGCGAGTGCATCGGCAAACGCATCAATCTTCTTATTGAGTGCGCCGGTGCCTTTACCCCAAGCAAGGTCAGTCAGGGTTTTGAGTGGCGCACCACCTTCACCACGCATACCAAGTGCTTGGAACTCTTTGAGGGTTTCGTCAGCGAATATATCGCTTACGCCTTCGATTGTATCAATCACAAGCGTTTTGTATTCCTTGCTCTCTACAAACAGTTGCAGAGTTTCACGGATATCATTCACGCTTTTGACATTCACTGCGGTGAGTCCAGACTTGGCAGCATTGCCATCTGTACTCAAGAATAGTGGTGCCGGTGCCTTTGATGCAATCGTTGTCTTACCGCTGAACGGTTCCCCGATAATCAGGAACTTGCTCGGCGGCTGAGGTGTTGCTTTGACTACTTCAACCATGACTACTTGCCCTTCTTTGGTGCTTTGACCAATTTAGCTTTTGCTTCAGCCTTCATCGCATCACGAAATACTTTGCGCGCGATTTGGCTTTTGTTCATATCTTCACTGACAGATTTTCGCTCGATCCAACTTGCGATATCTTGGTCAAGAGTGAACGCCATATTTACTGTTACGTTTTCATTCTTCATGCTAACTCCTTCCTAGCTTTAACGCTTTATCAAACTCATATATATCACGGTCCAGTTGCAATGCCTGAGGACCCAATCCAGCCAAGAATAATCCATCGAGGCTTCGTACTCGGCTGAGGGCAACGTAGCCCATGCCTGGCACGAACGCCTTACTTAAATCAATCTCTGCTGCATCGAGGCTCATGCCTTGCGACTTGTGGATTGTAACCGCCCACGCTAGGCGCAGTGGGGTTTGTGATACTTCGGCGATGACGTATTCACCTGTTTCGTTGAACTGCCGCCAAGTGTGTTCCTCGACTTGGATACGCACACCATCAGTAGTTTCAACTACAGGGTCGCCACCCTCGAAGCGGATAACCCGACCACGAGTACCATTGACGAATCCTGCTTCAAAGTCGTTTGCTACGAACATTACTTCTGCATCAACTTTTAGTTCAAGCTTCTCAGGGCATAATAGATTCTTTTTGAGCTTATCGATTTGCCAGTCCTGACCCTTGCCAGTCATTGTGTAAGTGTGCATCGGACCATCGAGCTGGCGAAGCTTATTATTGTTCAGCGTGTCCACGTCAACATTGTGCGTGTATAATTTCGTGATATGCTCATCGACTGGTAAGCCAATCCTCGTATTAAGCAAATCGATATGAGGTTGTGATATGCCACCATTTCGCATTTCCCTTAATATATCAAGTAGCTCATCGTCCGCGCCTTGGCGGTGCTGCTCAGTAAGATACGCAGGCTGAAGCTCTGCAAACTTCCACGCGTTTGAGTGGTGAGCGTAATCCGTTTCATCGCTACCACGCGTTACCGGCGGAAGCTGGAACATATCGCCAACGAGAATAACCTGCAAGCCACCGAACGGACGGTCATTGTTCCGCACCCATCGACACGCACGATCTACCATGTCGAGCCGACTTCCATGAAGCATCGACACCTCATCAATTATAAGAATGTCGCAGCGATTGTATCGCTCTTGGATTTGTTGCTTGTAACTCATACGGTCCAGTTCGCTGTCGCTGATTTTATCAGCAATGCCGAGTCCGCTCCATGAGTGAATGGTCGTGCCACCAATATGGCTCGCAGCAATGCCAGTTGAGGCGGTGATTGCAATACGTTTGTGTCGTTCTTGTGCTTCTTCGATGAACTTGTTGAGCGTATATGTTTTACCTGCCCCTGGCTCACCAGTGAGGAAAACATTTGCGCCTGAGTGCATCAGTTCTAGTGCTTCTGCTTGTGTCATTTTATACCCTGCCTTTGCGTTGCATTGTTATATTAAATATTACTACTCATTAATAGTCTTGTCAACCATTTCAGCCTTAAATACTGAATATGCTTGGTTGACGGTGTTGACCGACCAAATGACTAGTTTTTTCTTCCGATTGAATCGGATTGGTCGCCACCAGTGGGGCTTATCGTAGCGTGTGTTGAGGTCTTGGCGGAACTTGAACCAGTCAACGAACATCTTGCCAAATACGCTCAATTCGCCCTCTGCATGATCGATAGGCAGTATCAGGGTATACCCATTATGCTTAACGTAGCACACACGAAACTGGAACATATCATATTTGGTCGGGACCGCGATGTAATATTCCTCAGTATCAATTTTTTGTGCCAGGAACTTTTTCCAATTTTTCATTGCTCTGCCTTGCCTTCTCTTGTTCCAATCGGAACATTAACATTTGTAAATCCTGAATCATATCGGCGAGTGGGGTGTCCTCGCTGAGTGGCGAACCTATATGGTCATTATACTTTGTTGTGAGGTGTTGAGCCTCACTAAAGTCATGACCAGTAAATATGATTCG